ATGATAACAACGAAACTATACTTAGATACAAGAGCGGTCAAGGACGGAGAGCCGGCACCGCTAAAAGTTGCCATAACCAAGAAAAGGCAGGCAGCTTACATTCCTCTTGGCGTCAAACTGAAAAAAGAACAATGGGATGCTAAGAAGCAAAGAATAGTCGATGCACCAAACAAGCAAAGGTTGGAGTTATTTGTCAAGAACAAACTGGTCGAGATAGATAATGCCATATTGGAACTGCAGATGAAGGGAGAGCTTACCAAACAGACTTCAACACAGATAAAGAATAAGGTTGTGGCCTATCTAGACCCTGATGTTAAGAAGAAAGACTTATTTATAAATAGGTATATAGAATATACGAATAGTCGCTCAGCGCAAAGAACCAGGGAAATATATGCAACCACTTTGAAGAAGATGCGCGATTTCGATAGCAAGGTAGATACCTACGCTTTTGAAGATATCTCAAAGGATTGGCTGAAAAGGTTTGATGCCGAGTTGGTAAGACAAGGATTAAAGAAGAACTCCAGGAATATACATTTCAGAAACATACGTGCCGTTTTCAACGATGCCATCGATAACGAGATAACCAGCCATTATCCAATGAGAACTTTCGATATAAATCCGGAGCAGACAGAAAAACGTTCTCTTTCTGTAGATGAGCTACGTACCTTATTTAATTATAATGTGCAACCATGGCAGCAGAAGTACCTGGATTATTTCAAGCTTACATTCTTCTTGATCGGGATAAACCCTGCCGATATTCTTAATTGTACGGATGAGAATGTTGTAGATGGAAGATTACTGTATAGACGAAAGAAGACGGGAAGACTGTATAGCATCAGACTGGAACCGGAAGCCATACAGATAATAAATAGGTATAGAGGAAAAGCAAAGCTAGTCAATTTCTCAGAGAATATGAGAAATTACAAGCAATTTGTGTGCAAGGCAAACAAGGGGCTGAAGGCAATAGGACCTGTCACTAAAGAAAAGAACGAGAAAAAGAAAGCTCACGATTTTCAGAAGGAATATCATACGAAGCATAATCCTCTGTTTGCACATATCTCTCTGTATTGGGCTAGACATACGTGGGCAACAATAGCCTTCTCCATAGGAATACCCGAAGAAATCATTGCCGAGGCATTGGGGCATTCCCATGGAAACAGGACAACAGCTATCTATATTGACAAGAGTGTTGCCAATATAGACGCTGCAAATAGAAAAGTATTGGATTACGTTCTATATAAGGAGCAACCAAAGGACTAACCCTTGGAAGCTCCTTTCGAACCAATTAAATTATCAGACCATTGGCCTTCATAAAGTTAACCATTGCTCTGTTCTGCGGAAGGAGAGCTGGAATATCCATTTTGTTCGCCTTATACAAGTTGGTCGCAGAATTATACATATCCCAGGCAGTCACAAACTCCTTGTCGTGGTAAGCCTCCAGCATATCCTCTGTGAAGAGTGTAATCTGCGACTGATTGAGAGGATAGGTGATGTTCTCACGAATAGACTTTCGTGATGTATCTGCCTTTACTCTTGTAGCAGTCATCAAGCCAATGAGCAAGAACATCTGTTCTGCAGTAATGCGTGTCTCCTTCATCTTGGCAATACGCTCACGATCAGTCTCGATGATGTGCCGGGCATCAACAAGCCACGACTTCAAGGTATCAAGCATTGCTGCCACATCCATACCGGAACCCTTCTTGCCCTTTTCGGAATAGCTGGACATATACAGTTCCGGAGAGAGCATACACTGATTGTGGCAAATCATCACATTCGGACCGAATCCAATTTGAATACCTTTCTGATGGAAGGCTACGGCCACATTAGTAGTAGTCTCGTCATTATCAAAATCAGTGATACGGATATTGGCATAAACTCGGCGGAGGATATGCGCTTCTACCGCATGCTGACCTTTGACCGCCTCCACTTGTGGGAGGCGAACTACTCCAGGCGACTGACGGTCTCTGTTCTGTGCGGCAAACATATCGTAAACCTCCACATTGTAGCCGAGTTCAGTACACTCATCAATGACCTTATTGAAAAGGTCAAAGTGATAGATGCCACGAAGTGGATTTCCGTAAACATCATCCTCGCGGTGTGTGCGACTCAACTGTTCGAGAGTGATGGCCTGAGTCTTGGCTTTCTCGAAATCAAAGAACTTGTCTTCATTAACTGAAGAAGGAACTGCTACCATATCCTCGGCAGCCTTACTCAAAATTGTTGCTGTTGTCATAATCTTTAATATTTTAATTGGTTTACAAATTATTTCAATGGAATGCCTGCTTCTTCAAGAAGCTTGATTCTCTCTTCCTTTGTTGCTTTTGTCAAGTTTGTCTCTTTGATAAAATTCCCAGCAGAGTCTCTTGTTATAAGAAAAACATAGTCGGCATGATTGATCCAACTTCTCTGACACTCCTCACGATAGGAATTTGCCTCCTCGTAAGTTTCAAACCCGCTCTTTGTGTCATACATTTCATCGTCGCGGGTAACATATAAACTGCTAGTCTTCATTTTTAATCTCAATTATGTACATTAATTCTTTCTCCAGAACACCCTTCTCTTGATAAGGAGAATCGTACTTATATACGACTGCATCATCAAGGAATGTTCTTACTCCCTCCATAAAGCCATCTTGTAACACAGAATTATCTGTTATGTAGGCTGCAAGGAAGAAGCCGTTTCTTTCCTGCGTATCACCAAGGCCAACTGCACCGAAATGACTTCTGAAAGTAGTACCCTGCAACTCATCAAATGAGTACTGAATCATAAGTCTTTTCATCATTTCAAAAAATACTGCTACTTTAATTGCTTTCATATAAGTGACTTAACCGTGATGTCGAGGGCTTATTTTATTAATGTTTCATTGCTAAATCTACTATCGCTACGATAAGCAGAAAAATCAATCCGTTTATTAAAAGAAGAGCTCCCATATCTACTTAAAATTAAAGAAGTCCTTAATCTGTTTCTTCTCGGCATCTTTGGCATTCAAGATGTCCTTCACTACGAAATCTGCAAGAGGTGCCAATGCCGTATTCATAGCATCAATCAGTTCACCCTGCGCTCCAAGTTTAGAAAGAACGCCTGCATATTCACAAAGAAATTCATGTGACGAAATGAATCCCATTTCATAATTCTTTTTGATTTCCTTAATTTCTTCCATCTTTTTAAGATTTTAATTGGTTCAACATAATCTGTGGTTAGTTAAAATAACCACTCTTTCTATATGCAAAGGTACAAAAAAAATGTGATATATGCAAATATACCACATTTTATTTTAGTTAAAAATACTAAATTTAACTTGCTGAGTATCAGAGCTTTATGCGTTCTTGTAGATGCTGCTTAATGTAATTATTTTTGTAGCTTCACCAATCTTGTCTATCAGATTGGTTACTGCTTCATCCACTTCGCACAAAGCATTATACACATCGTTTGGAATATTATCCGTCTCCAAACCGTTACTAGTCATTTTCCAAGTCTGGTTAAGCTGCCTTGCAGCATCCACCATTAATTTAATGTCCGTCATATTTCTAAGTTTTAAATAAATATCCTACTAATAGCCTGGCAGAGCCATCCCATCATATAGCAAGGCTCTTCGTCTTTCAAGTCAATACCTAGTGATTCGCAGATGTGAGTGACAACGTGGAACATTTCGTGTGTGACAGTATTCACAAACTCATATTCCGTTGTGGTCCTACTGATAGCAACCACGCTCTTTCTACCTGCAAGGTTGGAGTAGGTGAGACCTGTGTTAGGCATTCCACGCAAGCAATGCTCCCTTGCGCTTTCGACCGCCTTTTCTGTGCAGCCTATCTGCACAAGGGAGTTGCATACCTCTTCGGTATCTGCTGCTTTTAAACCGTAGAACACAAGAATCCTCCAATCATACTTCTCTAGATATATCTCTTGACTTATCATAAAATATCATCCCATGGAATGCCGATGCCATTATGGTTACAATCGGCATAGAATCTGTTAAAGATGAAGCCATCCTTCTGGTCGGTATCATCAACCATATCTTTCACGAACAAAGCCATGTGAGCTTCGTCCTCGATGGAAGACTTATAGAAATCAGCCTTAACCATGTTTGCCACATAGACATGATCATAGCCTACATTATTTTCAAGCGTCACTCCCTGCTTGGTAAGGATGGATTCAACCTTATCCTTATCCATGTATTCAACCTCCTCATCCTTTTTGGTGACTGGGTTGTATTTTCTCATCTGAGCAACTGCCCACTCGCAAGCTTTCTTGTTGAAGTGCCAGCCGTTATATCTCAGATATGCTATCATTCCTTCTGGCTTCATATCGTAAGCATCCAAAGGCATTCTACATTTTCCCATAGCTTTTTCTATTAAGGGTGGCAGGGAGAAATCCCCGCCACCGAATTAAACATTAGTAACGTCCACCACCACAACGACCATAGTAGCGTCGCTCTCCATAGCGGTCTTCGTCGCGCCAATCTTCATCGTCCCACTTGTCACGATAGTCTGGCATCGGCATACGGTTTCCCATACGCTCGCGCTTCAAACTATCCAAGCACTTCATAACCTTGCCACCTGCTCGAACCATTTCCTCGCAGTTGTCAACAAGCTCATCGAACTTGTTTTCCGTAATTTCTACCATATATCCCATAGCAATTACTTTTTAAAATTGTTACCGCTCAAAGCCTTAGACAGCATGGATTCAATATTGGATAGCGTTCCCTTCATGCCGCTGACCTCTGATTTGAGGTTATTGATGTCCTGCTCCTGCTGCTTCTCCTTGGCAATCTGTGGGTTGATTCTAGTGAGCATTTCCTCGCAGGAGCTTATGACTCCATTGTGGTAATCTACACTTTCCACGACTCCCTTGGAATGTCGCAGCATAGCATCAATCTCGGCGCACATAGCTTCTCTGCTGTCACTGACAACAACACCTTCATTGCCGAAGTTCACTATCTGTGCCGTAGATGGCAGCTTTTCGAAATTGACCTGCTGGTCTTCTACTTGTACCTTAACATCAACGGTCGTCTCCAATGTCGGAGTCTGTCCTGGCATATAGCTAGGATATTTCTGCTGAGGATTGCTGACCGATATTACTTGACCGATTTTTAGAGTCGGCTTTTCTCCTCCCTTGTCTAAGATGTAGAAGAGAGAAGACTGTCTTAGTCCTTGAAACATTTTCTTTCTCTTTTAGTGGGACAGACTTTTCAATCTGTCCCATAGTTAATACTCTGTTAGCCGCCTGTAGGCTGCTGAAACCCAAGCAGTCGGATAATACCGCTCTTCTTATTGATGTATGCCAAAGCCTCCGTAGTTCCCGAAACACTTGCTCCCGTCACTGACTTACCAGCATGATCTACAACTGGCACCTTTGTTGTGCCGGAAGCGCTAGTGTTGGCGGTTCCGTTAACAGTGGTCGAACCACTATTTGGAGTTACGATTGTGACAGGAAGTGTCGCACTTGCAGCGGCAACTCCTTGATGTATCTTCAAGAGTACAATGCACTCGCAAGGCAAAGCATTGTAGTAGCAAGGATTGATACCATAATCTACACTAGCATCTGTAACCTGCTGGGCATTTGTCTTCAGCTCATAGATACCGCCTACATCAATAAGTTTGATTTGGTTTCTCTGACCGATTGGAATAAATGGATTGAATGGATATAAAGGGAACATAGTTACCTCCTTTCCTAACAACCGCATCCTACAGTTGAACGAGAAGCCGCTACATCACCTGCATAAGCTCCCATGGCGGCAGCAGTATAAACGTCCTTGTTGAATACTCCGTACTGAGGGTACTGAACACTGATGGTATTAGGCAACTTGCACTTGATACCAGCCACCTCTGCCTGCAGTGCAGCCAAAGCTGCATTTACTGGTGTGATGACCTGCGCCTGATAAGACTGCAAAGCCTGTGTCTGATGCTCATTGGAAATCTGAGCAAGCAGGGCACTATTCTTCTCTCTCAAAGCATCGAGCTTATCCTGCATTGCCTGTGTCTGCATCTGATCCAACTTAGCCAAGACAGACTGATTGTTAGCATCTGCCTTGTCACGGAGCATCAAAGCATTGGCATTTGCCGTATCATTGATGGCATGTGTCTGCTGACAGATAGACAACTTGAGGTTGCCATCCATTGCAGTTATGGCGTTATTGGTCTTGCAGCAGCATTCTGCCAACTGGGTAGCGATGGCATTGTTACCCTGCATGATAGCAGTCAAAATCTGATTAGCATTCATGCCCATCTGATTGCCGAGGTTGCAAATCTGCTGACCTAAGCCATTGATTGCAGCCATGACTGCGTCACTTGATGTGTTGAGGGCTGTAGCCAAGCTCTGAACATCAAAGCCGTTGCGCTGAACTGCCTGCATGATAACGGCAGTATTGGCATCATTGTTAAGCATTGGCATAACACCGCCCTGTCCGTTGGAACCCATGCAGCGATTACCTCCGAAGAGTCCCATACCATTATTGCCCATAAGGATGAACAACAAAAGGATAGCAAAGATGTCTTCACCCCAACCATTTCCGTTTCCACGGTTGTTCAAGAGTGCAATAAGACCTGGGTCAACGCCCTGTTTCTGCATGAGTGCAGGAAGCATAGCCAAGATTCCATTAGAGCCTGTGCCGCTTGTGCCGCTCTCTGGATTGAACACGTAAGTTTTACTTTCCATATCCCGAATTTTTAATTTAACCTTAATATTTAACTAACACTATTTGTAACGTTACGTGTGCAAAGTTAGAAAATTGTTTTGAAATAAGCTATAAGGCTATCATAGTTTTTGTTAGTGACTCTAAATCAGTGGTTTATAGTGATAGTAGGTAGACTCATTTTTTATCCTCTTAGAACGAAAAATATTCTTTGCAAACAAAAAAAGGCGACCACTCATCACGAGCAGCCGCCAACAAGTTATCCTAAATCAATCTCAAACCTAAAAAAGAAATCTAAGAATGTTTCCTTTCATATACATATAAGAATATGTATATCACAATAACCCATATTAATAAAAAACTAAACACACCTATATGAGAAAAAATATTCTGCATTTTTGAAACAGGTTCCTTGATGATTTTCGTATTACTTTCATTCTTTACTTTCATCAACGAGTCGCACTTGGACCTATATATACTGAAACTGTCTTTATATGATTTGTATTGACTGATGCTGTCAAGCAATCTTTGAGTATCTTTCTCCGTTCGGCTATGATATTCGTAATGTAGCCTATCCTCGCCGACTTTCTTCCCTTGCGCATCAAACCTTGTAGCAGTGCTATCTTTGACATAGCTACTATCCTTAGTGTTCTTTTCAATCTCGCGCTTCTGAAAGTGAAGCCATTGCTCAAAGGAGTATGACATACGAGTAGTGAAGAGAGAATCGAAATTTCTTTCATTCAGCTCGTCTTTCAAATACGTCTGTTTAGTGACTGTCTTTGAAGACCCACAACCGATAATTAGCAGTGAAACGTACATTGCAAGCGTTATGCCGACAACCGCTTTCCAAAAGTTATAGTCATGCCATTTCATTATTCATTCAATTTTAAGTGTCCGTATGTTATATAACTTACTCTCCGAAGCCAACCTTCGAGATTATTCTTCTGCTCACCAACTGCAATCCTGATCAGATAATTCTTTCTTGCCTTTTTGAACCGCTCGAAAAGTTTCTTGCCATCAGATCCATTGATAGCAGATAGCGTATTCTTGCCAATGATGCCGTCTGCTGTTACCCCGAGAGTTTTCTGAAGGTACTTCACAGCTCTGCTTACTCCGCTATTATAGGCGAAATCTACCAGCATGTTGGCAATACTCTGATTTTGAATTTGGTCTGCTTTGCAGGCGTCCCAATAGTTCTGTTTGAAGACACGTTGAAAATCGTCCTCGGTAAGGAGCTTTACATCCTTTTCATTCAGAATGCCATCGCCATTCTTATCATAGCCGACCCTTCTCCAGGTTGCAAGGGTGATGCCGTATTTTGTTGGACCGCCCTTATCTTTCTTGTTATTTGTGTATCTGTCCGTCTCCCAGCTGAGGATAAACGGAACGAGCTTTTTTGAATCTGCCATACTTACTCCTCCTCGCTATAATCATTTCCTTGAATCAAGCAACCAAAAGCAATGATGCCTGCCATGATAGCGGCTACCATTAATATAGCTAACAACATCATACCTTTTCCTCCTTTTCTGCGTAATTTAAATAATCAGCTAAATATGGAATCTTCTCAATAAACTTGAAGCGCATAAGGTAGTAGATAAAGCTGACTACATACCAAGGTGGTGTTCCCTTCTTGAATATCTGTTTCAAGTTCTTAAGAATATTGCATCCGTAGAACCACAATACTAGGTACGAGATAAAGGACACGCATTGAACGGAACCTTCCATCTGTCCTTTGAATCGCCCGATGGCATACACTGCCGCACATAGGACGAAGAAGACCGTAGCGTGACCGATACACACAACGGCTTTCTTTAACTCGAAGTTCTCTCCTTTTGCAATCATCCCACTGAGATAACCGAAAATAAAGTTAAGGGCGAAGACGATCATAAGCGAAGACAATTCGCCTTCAATCGGTTTAAGATAGGCGAGGATTGCAAGAATTACGCCTACAACAATATCTTTAATTCTATCTGCCATACGATAACTATTTGATGATTAAACAATGATGCTGCAAATATACAATAAAATATTTAATCATCAAATAGATTCGGCGAAAAAGTGCAAAACTTTATGCCTTCATATAAACGAATATATATTTTTGCAGAAAAATTGTATAATATCACATATAATTTTATCGAAATATTGTATTTTTAAATCCACGAAATCTGGGAAGTCAGAGTGACAGTTGCAAAAATTGCAACTGTCACTCACGCAAACTGAAACAAAAAAAAGAGAGGCAATCACTTACCTCTCTTACTCTTAATGAAGTGAAGAATATCCCACTTCTTCCAATATCGGGTGTGCCCACGCTTCTTGCACTCACCGTTAGGAATATCGCCTCTCGCTACCATTCTATTCAATGTCGCATCAGAAACGTGCAGTTTCTCTTTGACTTCCTCAGTGCTCATCATCGGATTGAGCATATCGGGGATGATGTCGCACAATCTATCCAGGTCATCATCGCTCATACCGCAAGCGGTGACCTTCTCGCCATTTCGCTGCTGCTCGTCTGCCTTAAAGCAAGCATCAGCCAATGATTTCAAAGCCGTTCCGAGTATCTTATAATTCAATATTTTTCCCAT